CTTGAAACTGCATATGCTGGTGATACTTTTCTTAAATCTACTTGACTATCACTTGCATTTGCGAACTTAATTGGGGATTCGTTTTCGTAATCCTTGAATTCTTGATACCCACCCTCGTTTTTATAATCTCTTACATCTTTTAATATTTTAGTATATGGGTTTACATTTGAATATTCTTTAATTTTTTCTGCATTATCATCACCAGCAGCTTCACCTATTGATTGTGGTCCACCAAATAATCCTTTTCTTGCTTCATCTTTTAAAAGCCCAATTCCTTTTCCTAATGCTTGTTTACCAATGGTTGTTGGATTACCACCACCTGATTGTTTTAGGAATTTACCAACATCTTTACCATTTGGACCATATAAATCTTTGGTAATAGGTATTTGTGAATTATTTATAGAACCTACTTTGTCATTGGTTGGGTCACTATCAATTATTTTAGTTACAACTTCACTTGGAATCAATCCTTTTGGAATTCCTAATTCATCATTTACAAAATTACGAGCTCCTGATATTTTACCTCCGATTAAACCACCATCACCGTCAGTACCACCAGTACCCTTTTTCATTTTCTCCAAATCAGGAGTAGAACGAAGTGCAATACGAGTTGCCTCATTACCATAGATAAGAGGATTGTTTAACTCTACAAGTGATTTGATTCTAATACCACTTATTTCTTGTTCTATAAAAGTTTCTTTATCAGCCTTAACTGATTCCTTTAAACCACTACTATGAAATAATTCCATTATTGTTCTTGACATAATTTACTCCTAGTTTATTGCAGTAGCTTGCATTTGATTATTATCTTCATTACTAAAAATTGTTTTACCAACTGTCTGACCGTTCATTTTTATTATATGTCCTTTTTCAAGAGCAGATGTCATTAATTTTAACTGATTTAACATTTGTTGTTCTAATGATTCTCCACCTTGTTCTATTGCTGAGGTTTCTTCAGAACTTTCACCACCGATTCCTAACATAGATGCCAATGCTATAATTGGTACACTTAATGCAGCAATTCCAGCTAACATAAATAATCCTGGTAGACCAACTGCTCCTAAAAATGCTAATGATGTTCCAAGTAAATACATTGAACCTGCTAATCCAACAACTGCTAATGAAAATAGAGCAAGTTCTCCTACTTTTTCTAAAGTTATTGCTCCTAAAATTGACATAAAACCATCAACTATTGGTGGAATCATTGTTGCAATCCCTTCAAATGCTCCTCTTAATACATCTCCAAATGCAGATATTACCGGAGCAGTTAAACTAAGTGCATATGCAAGAGGAATTAATGCTGCACCAAGTAATGCTAAAATACCCAATCCTATTAATATAGGAGCTGATGCAGCAGATACAGTAGCACCAAATGCAGATAATCCAAGTCCGAATGCTCTTAAACCTGCTCCTGCTATTTTACCGAGTAATCCTACTCCTAACATACCTGGTATTGCTGCTATCATTGCAACCATACCTAATGCGGTTGGTATTAAGTTAAGTGCACCGAAAAGAACTTTGGGGTTACCCATAGCTTTTAATCCTTCTGCTAGAGATTTTAATCCACCTGAACCTTCTTTGTTTGATTTAAATCTCATATCAGGTTTACCCATCTTGGTCATAGGACCCATTGTTTTGGGACTTACAAAATTCAAGAGTTTATCTTTTGCTCCACCTATCGCACTACCAATGCCACCAAACAATCTTCCCATTATGCCAGTTTTTTTATTTGCTAATGCCATTAAAGTAAGAAGTCCAGCTATTCCTGTTAATATTGTAGGTATATAACTATTACCAATATTAGCTATTAATTCACCCATACTATCGAATTGAGAAACTCCTATTGAAGTCATATCATTGGCTTGACCTTGATTGGTTGCCATTTTTTTAAATTCTTCAACAGTAACTCCTAACAAGTCTGCAGTTTGTTTCTTTTGGTAGTAATCCATTTGATTGAATGCAGATATTCCACCGAGTTGTCTTAATGTTTCTTGAGTTGCTCCCTTTAAATCACCCGCATACGCAAGTTCTCTAGCTTTACTTAGGTTAATATTTTTACCTAACATAGCAGAAAGTTCTAATTCTTTAGTTATTGATGATTCAAAATCTAACAGATTATCTGCTATTCCTGATATTTTAGACATTGATACACCAAGTTTTGCTGCATATCCTGCTGCAGCTAATATATTTTTTCCACCATCTTTTCCAAATAATGCAAACTGTTCAGTATTTGCTGCTAAATCAGCCATCAACTGTGATGGTATAAGATTATTCTGATTAGCAAATTGTTGAGTGGTTTTAAGCATATTATTAGCAATATCCTTTGAACCACCATTTACTCCAGCAAAGTTTTGTTGTAATCTAGCAGCATCGGTTGCCGATACTCCTATATTTTTTGATATTAAGAGTGTATCTTCAAGAACTCTATCTGATGGTATATTTCCAAACTCTTGTGAAAATGCTTTAAGGCCTTCTGTTGTATTATCAAAATACAAACTCAGTAATCCAGTTTCAAAGGCAAGATTACCCAATCCTCCACCAACATTACCTATTTCTCTATTAGTTTCTGCAATTTTTCCTGCAAATTTTCCTGCAGCTGCAAAAGCTAATCCTAGAAAACCAGCAAGGTTAAAGACTTGTTTTACTGCAGATTCTAAAGTTTCTGCTATACCTTGAGTCTTTTCTTTCAGTTGTTCGGCTGCTTTATCACTTGCCTTTAATGACTTTTTTTCTTCTTTAGTTGATTTAGCAATATCACTACCTGTTAAATTTTGTTTTTTAAGAGATTTGAGTATTTTATCGTTTAGTTTTAATTCTTCTTGAAGATTAGCTATTTTATTATCTATTTCACCTTGTTGGGCTTCTATTTGTATTGTATCTTCAATATTAAGTTCTGATAAATCTCGTGAAAGCGAGAGTACTTCAGCTATTCCTTTGGCTTGTTTAGGAGTTATCTCATCTCCCAATGATTTGGCTAAATCATTTGTTTCTTTTTGTTGGTTTTTAAAATCTCGGTAACTATTAGATATTTGACCTATACTTTTTTCTGATGCTGCAAATATTTTTAAATTATCTTGAAGAATCTTTGCAGATTCAGCTTGTAGCTTTATTTGAGACAACTCCCTTTCTTTTAAATCAGCGGATTGTTTTTTAGTTATTTTTGCACCTTTTGCTTGGAGCTCGACAATAGCGTCCTCTACTACTTTTAGTTCTTTTAATACCGTTAATCTACTTCTTTCGCCAGCCATTAGTTACCTTATAGTTTATTTAAGATTTGGTTTTTCACCATACTTTTTTTCGTAGGCTTTTAACTTTTTTTGCAAATCATCTCTATCTTTTTTTAATTTTTCTAAAGAATTTATAATTTCTTTTGGGAATTTTCTTTTTCTTACCTTATTGATAAACCTATCAGCAGTTCCATCTCTTAGGTTATCAAATACATCTCCAAAGAAACGAGATAACATATTTTCATTTATTTTGTTGTTGGACATAATACTGTTTCCTTTTATATAGTTTTATACTACTATAAATATAATGTAAAAAAAAAGTGAGGATGTTATTTCCTCACTCTTACATTTGGTCCCTTAGAACCACCTTTTTTATTGGCTTTATCATATTCAGCCTTTTCTTTTGCTTTACTATCTACTAATTTTTTGAAATAGAACCTTCTCCAATGAATTGGCATAGTATAAACCTCTGTCCAAGTAAATCCATTACCGAAGTTAACCATTTCCCAAATCTGATTATGAAGTTGAATTGAGTAATCAGTCGGTAGGGTAAAAAAACCCGGCACCTAATGGTATGTCAAGTGCCTCCTGCTCACCTGTCAAATCTGACGTAAAATTAAATTTTAAATCCAAATCTGGACTAATTTTTTGTACATAGTTTCTTAATGCTCTAGTATCTCTTGCTAATAAATTGTTTTTAACAAAATTATTAATAAATCCTCTATCACTATTACCATCAATCTCTTCTATCATATATCTTAAACGAGTACTGATTTCACTACCAGCACCATCTCTTTCTTTTCTTAACCTTTGTAATGCTTGTATTTCGGCTGAAATATCTTTTTCATCTTTATGTGTTAATAATTTAAAAATGATTTTTTTCTTTGCAAGTGGTAAATCAAATTCATATTTATTATCTGAATTTAAAAGAGTTTTATCTATTTCTTTGATTTGTATTTTAGCTAAATCAATATTTGTTTTTTGTTGTTCGCCTGAGAATGGGTCGGTTATTTCTACTTGATAATCTTTACCATATCCTAAAATACGGGTTGCTAAGAGAATTGCGTTTTTATCACCGATTAAAATATCATCAATATTTACACCTTCTTCTACTACAACAGATTCAAAGAGTTTATCAAGCACCACCCCCTTCCTTATCAAATTTTGGGAAGCAAGTATATCCTCTTCACGAGCAGTCATATACTTAATCTCCACCGTACCCTTTGATAATGGGCTTTCTGGTGAGTAAACCTTACCATTTGATGGAAGGTCTATAATTTCAGTTGGAAATTCATAATTTGCCATAACATTTAATTTATTTGTTTGTATATAAATATATAACTTTTAAAAAATTAGAAAAATAAAGACACAAAAAAAGTTCTCACTAAGAGAACTTTTTCCTTTATAAAAATATATTTTGGGAGTATTAATATTCTAATATTGCGTAATCATAAGATAGTGTTAAAGTAATTTCAACAGGATCAGTCGCGTTTGACCAATCTAAATCATTAAACACTGCGTTATTGATAAATGCACCTTTCATAGTCCATTGTTCAATTTTATCACCAACTGGTCCTAATAGGTAACATTGGATATCTTTCTTATAAAAATCTGCATATCCATCTCTACCTGTTATTGATTCATGTGATGTTCTAACCCATTCCATTACTGCCTGAGCACCTGAAGGAACGATTGGGTCGTATAGAGTAATCTCTACATCTTGCCATTCACCTTTTCCTTTAAGTTTTCTTTTAACGTTAATGTGGTCTAGGGTAATAGTTTCAAACTGAATTGAAGGTCTATTTGCTGTTTTTATAAGATATGAAGGGATACCATCGATTTCCATGATGAATCTATTCTTCATCTTCGGTTCGAAGTTGGTATAAAACATATCGTTAAATTCTAATACTTCTGCCATTTTGTTTTCTCCTAATTATATTCTACTATAAATATAGTTCTTTTTTATTTTTAATTAATTATGCCGAGAATGATGCTCCAGTCGGTAATATGTTAAAGTCTAACACGATAAATTCAGCAGTTTTTGTTGGTTGTAAGAAAATCTGTCCAGCCAATATATTTCTGTCGATTACATCTGGTGTGTTATTACTTTCATCCATTACTACTCTAAAAGCATACAATCCTTGTCTTTGTTGTATTCCTTCTAAATAAGGATTCACAGTATTTAAGAATCTACTTCTTGTTTGTGAAGTATTTTGTTCGAATACTAAGTATCTTGAAGTTGAAGCGATATACTTCTTAACTTTAATCATTAATCTTCTTACGTT